TCAAGCACACGAAACCAGTGAACCAAGAAGTTCCTGGATCAAGAACACAAAACGTACACAGTATGTATATTGAAAGTGAAGCTGGAGAAAGATTTAAATATCCATTCAGACACTTAAATGGTGCTAGAGCAATGGCACGCCACGTAGCAGAAGGCGGCAACCAGTACGATGACTTTGGTAAACACATTGTTGAGATGTCAACAGAATTAAACAAACTACGTAAGTTCAAAACTTACATGAACCGTTCAAGCGTAATGGCAGAAGGCTTAAAAGGTTACATGGAAGCTGTAGATGTAAGATTAGAAAACATCAAAACAGAAGTAATGAAACTACAACGTAGTAACTATTACAAAGAAGCATTTGCAAACTTTGCTCCTGTAGTAAATGAAAATGTTCCAGAAGATGTTGCAGAAAATTGGATTGACCAATTAACTATTAGAACATTTAATGAAGAATTAAAAGATGTATTTCCTTACGTATACAGATTAGTAAGTGAAGTAACAACTGCATCTGAAACAACTCCAGAAGATTTATTAGGTGAAGGCACTATGATTGGCGGACTAATGAAACATGATGGTCAGTCAGAAGGTGAATACGAAGACGCAGTAGCAAAATATAAAGAGTTTATGTCTCAGAAGCGTCCACCAAGTGAAGAAGTAACTACTATGGTTCAAGGTTTTATATTTGACGATGAATTATTAGATAGCTTAGGTGATGCTGAAGAAGGCGATGATGTACTTGATGTTAGACCTATTGTTCAAAGCAGACTAGAAGATTTCTTTGGTCCAGACTTTGATATAGATAACATTGGTGAAGAAGCAGAAGTACAAACTCCAGAAATGGAATTTGAGAGGGCATTAGATCTAATCGTAGGAGAGGAAGACAATGCATTAATTGACGGTGACGAAGAAGCACAAGCGGCCGCGGTTAAACAAATTAATGGCTTAATGGCTCAACATTTTCCTGCCGGGGTTAACGGCACGAATGCAATTGAAAGCATGAAGGGCGTTATAGATGACCCAATGCTACTAGACATGTTCAAGAAAGTTGGACAAAAAGATGCAGATACATGCGTCCGTCCATTAGTAATGAAATATTTAAAAGGAAAGAATTCCGATATAATGAATCAAATTGACACAGGTGATTTAGCATCTGAGTCAGATGATGACAATGTACCATCAAAAAAAGCAGGTGATCCAACAACAGACTTTACAAAATGGTTAAAGAAAAATCATAACAAAGGTCCAAGAGATTTAACAGGCGACGAATATACTAAGCATAGCAAGGCTTTTCAAGCACAAAAGAAAGCAAAAGAAGCAGATGATACTATGGATGTAAAAATTGGTCCAGATGGTAGTATACAAAAGGCAGACTTAGCTGAACCAGAAGATACTAGATCAGCAGGTGAGAAGTTAGAAGAACTAGTCAAAAGTTATTACGACTACACAACTAACAACTTTCCAAAAGGCGAACAGGCAGTAGTAACTGCATGTGAAAAAGAATTTGGTGAAGAAAGCGTACCAGTAGCTGAAAAAATGATTGCAAGATTGATGCAAGGTAAAGATAGTGAGATGGAAAGAATCAAATCACTAGCAGGCATTAATAACTAAGAATCACTTTTTTGGCAACCTTGTGGTTGACTTTACTAAGTAACTGTAGTAGTATATAACATGTGCTACTACTTTAAAAGGCACAGCGGAATTGTTCCGCACTAAAGCACATAGGCTTAAAACTTATAGGAGGCAATAACTATGGCAACATTAGCAGAGATCAGAGCTAAACTTAAAGAGCAAGAATCACGCACAGGTGGTTCAGACAACAGAAGCGGCGGCGACAACGCAATTTACCCATTTTGGAATTTGAAGGAAGGTCAGACAAGCACAGTCAGATTCTTACCTGATGGTGACGAAAACAATACATTTTTCTGGCAGGAACGTTTAATGATTAAACTTCCATTTGCTGGAATCAAAGGCGAGACAGACTCTCGTCCAGTACAGGTACAAGTACCATGTATGGAAATGTATGGGGAAACTTGTCCAGTACTTTCAGAAGTACGTGGATGGTTTAAAGATCCAAAGTTAGAGGATATGGGTCGTAAGTATTGGAAGAAGCGTTCATACGTATTCCAAGGCTTTGTGACTGATAACCAAATTGCAGAGGATCAAACTCCGGAAAACCCAATCAGACGTTTTATAATTGGACCACAAATCTTCCAAATTATTAAGGGAGCATTAATGGATCCAGATATGAACGAACTACCTACAGACTACACAGCAGGTGTAGACTTTAGAATCGCTAAAACATCCAAAGGTGGATATGCTGATTACTCAACATCAAACTGGGCTCGTAGAGAGCGTCCATTAGATGAGTCAGAGTATAAGGCTATCGAAGACCACGGCTTGTTTAACATGAGCGACTACTTGCCTAAGAAACCTGAAGCAGTAGCAGTTGAAGTTATCAAGAAAATGTTTGAAGCATCAGTAGATGGTGAAGCATACGACATGGAAGCATTTGGTCAATACTTTAGACCAGCAGGCGTAAGAGCGGCAACTGGCGATCCAGTTAAAGCAACTACACCAACACCGGCTCCAGCGGCACCAGCAACAGGAATGACAGCAGAGGCTCCAGTAGCTGATGCAGTAGCACCTGCGGCAACTGAAGCGGCAGGCGATGGCAACAAAGCAGAAGACATCCTAGCGATGATCAGAAGCCGCCAAAGCTAGTTTAAAACTGAGTGGGTGTAGCTCTAAGCTACACCCTATTCAGACAATCTGATAAGGAGATACAATGGCTAATAAAGCATTTGACGTTTCTAAGTTTCGTAAAAACTTAACTAAATCAATCTCGGGTATGAGTAGTGGATTTAACGATCCAACTGATTGGATTAGTACAGGTAACTATGCCCTAAACTATCTTATTAGTGGTGACTTTCACAAAGGTGTTCCGCTAGGTAAGGTAACTGTTTTTGCAGGAGAATCTGGTGCAGGTAAATCGTATATCTGTGCAGGTAACATTGTAAAGGCGGCACAAGAACAAGGTATCTTTGTAGTTCTAATTGACTCAGAGAATGCACTTGATGAAAGTTGGTTACAAGCTCTTGATGTTGACACATCAGAAGAAAAACTATTAAAACTTAACATGAGCATGATCGATGACGTTGCTAAAACTATTTCAACGTTCATGGCAGACTATAAAGCAATGGATGAGGAAGAACGTCCTAAGATATTGTTTGTAGTTGACTCACTTGGTATGCTACTAACACCTACAGATGTTGATCAGTTTAACAAGGGTGACATGAAAGGTGATATGGGTCGTAAGCCTAAAGCACTAACTTCATTAGTCCGTAATACTGTTAACATGATTGGTAGTTGTAATGTAGGCTTAGTTTGTACTAACCATACATATGCATCACAAGATATGTTTGATCCAGATGACAAGATCAGTGGTGGACAAGGCTTTATCTATGCATCAAGTATTGTTGTTGCAATGAAAAAGTTGAAGCTAAAAGAAGACCTTGACGGTAATAAAATTAGCGAAGTACGTGGTATTAGAGCAGGTTGTAAAGTAATGAAAACTCGTTATGCAAAACCTTTCGAAGGCGTACAAGTTAAGATTCCTTATGAAACAGGTATGAATCCATACAGTGGATTGGTTGACTTGTTTGAGAAAAAAGGATTGCTTGTCAAGGACGGTAACAGACTAAAGTATACTGATTCTAAAGGCGAAGAAAGAAAAGAATATCGTAAAGTGTGGGAAGCAGGCGGTGACGCTCTTGACACAATTATGATGGACTGGTCTAACATCGCTGAAGCAGTAGATCAAGTTGAAGAAGCCGTAGTCGAAACTGACGAGGTAGAAGTTGCTAATAGCTAACTACTTTTTGTATAAGTAGCAGTAATAAAACTAAGGAGAATAAATTGGAATCAGGTTCAACAGTTATAGAAGTTTGGCAAGTGTTTAAAGAGTATCTTGATAAGAAACATATAGAAACTATTGCTGAAAAGTATGTTGATCTATGTGCTGACTTGGGTACAAGCGATGAAGCATTCAGAGATGCATTAGGTTCAGATAATAACTTAGATAAAGCTATTGGATACTTTCTCGAAGAGGAAGTAGACGAAGACTCTTACGACGACGAGGAAAACTACTAATGGGATGGTATTCTGATATTGCTAGAGACATTAGCAACATTCCAAAAGCTATTGCACATTACGAAAGTGAATTGCAAGAAGCAAGAATGGAATGTAAAATAAAAGGTAATGTTGAACGAGCTTCGGCATCAATGCCGGGTATAGTTGAACAACGTTTCAACCAATTACAAGAGCTAGAAGCAATATTAGAATACCTGAACATCGAGTTGCGTCGGTTACGTAGTAGCTTTTTTAGAAAATATTTAGAAAGCTATGCTCGTGCATTGTCGAGTAGAGATGTAGAAAAATACGTAGACGGTGAATCAGACGTTGTTGATTACGAAAAGATTATCAATGAGTTTGCACTTATGCGTAATAAATGGTTAGGCGTTTGTAAGGGCTTAGATCAAAAACAATGGCAACTTACAAATATTGTTAAATTAAGAGTAGCTGGCATGGAAGATGCTAGTATATAACAAAGGAATAAATTAGAATATGAGTTACCAATTACCAGGTGAAAAGAAAATAATTGAAAAGTGGGATAAGATTCCAGGAAACATCACTTTCGTTTTACGTGAAGGAGATGAAGTTGGTGACGACGGCGGTTGTGCCATTGGAGGATGTTGGGTAAAGAAAACTAGTGCAGATCTTTTTGCAAATAAAAAAGTTGTTATCTTTGGTTTACCCGGAGCATTTACACCAACGTGTAGCTCACAACAATTACCAACATACGAAAAAATGTATGACGAATTCAAAGCACAAGGCGTAGATGAAATATATTGTGTAAGTGTTAACGATGCATTTGTAATGAACGCATGGGCTAAAGAACTAGGATGTACTAAAGTTAAATTACTAGCAGATGGTAATGCAGACTTTACACATGCTATTGGTATGCTTTGTGATAAAACACATTTAGGCTTTGCAAACAGATCATGGAGATATGCAATGTATATCGACAACATGACTGTTAATGAAAGTTTCATTGAACCAGGTTACAACAATGATGGATCAGATCAAGATCCGTATGTTGAGTCAACACCTGAAAATGTAATCCAGTATATCGAAACACTAAACCGATAAAGTTTAAATACTAGTATGATAAACGTACTAGTGACAGGTGGGTTCGATCCCTTACATTCCGGCCATATTGAATACTTCAAGGCCGCAAAACAATTAGGTGATAGACTAATTGTTGCAGTAAACTCAGATGAATGGCTGACTCGAAAAAAGGGTCGGCCTTTCATGTCCTTTAAAGAAAGACTTGCAATCATAAAAGAACTTACTATTGTAGACAAAGTTATAGGCTTTGACGATAGTGACGACTCGGCGTGTCATGCAATATTCCATACCATGTCAACATCAAGTGGCAAAGTTGTTTTTGCTAACGGTGGCGATAGAACAAATACAACAACTCCAGAATACAAAATATACGGAGACCATCCACAAGTAGATTTTGAATTTGGTGTAGGTGGAGAAAACAAAATGAATAGTAGCAGTTGGATACTAGACGAATGGAAAACACAAAAGACAGAACGTGATTGGGGTTATTGGCGTGTACTAGATGACAAGCCCGAACAGGGTTACAAAGTAAAAGAGCTTGTAATATATCCAGGCAAAAGTCTAAGTGACCAAAAACATTATAAACGTTCAGAGCAATGGAACATTCTTGAAGGCGAAGTTAAAATGGTAACCGAATGGGAAGGCAGACAAGAGATTGTTTACTTAAAGCCTCAAGGTATGCCATATGAAATTAATAAAGAAGTTTGGCACTTACCTAGCAATCCTGGAAAAGTAAATGCACATATACTAGAAATACAACGTGGTGAACAATGCGTTGAAGAAGATATTGAAAGACGTAACAGACCGGAGTGGTACGAAGGATCGCCGGTATAGTATGACAGCAACTTTCATGCCAAACAAAAAAGAGCTTCGTATAGTAGAAGAAGTTGCTCCGTATACAATGACAAGCGGCAAACGTATAACGCAGACTATACGGGCTGTAAGAGACCTCGATGCTAATAATATTACAGGTGATATAGTTGAGTGCGGAGTATGGAAAGGCGGACAAGTTATTAGTGCTTGGTTAGCTAATGAGAAAACAAAAAGAAACTTTTGGTTATACGATACATTTGAAGGTATGACAAAACCAACTGTACACGATCATAAAGTAAATGCACGAAACGAAGTACATCATGCACGGTTCAGTAGCAAAGCAAAGAACGGATTTGATCAGTGGTGCAGAGCAGAAATTGAAGAAGTTAGTACTAATGTATTCAACTATATTCCTCGACATCAATGTAATTTTATTAAAGGTCCTGTTGAACAAACACTATTAGATAAGAATAATTTACCAAAAAATATTGCCTTATTACGCTTAGATACTGACTGGTATGAAAGTACATTGCAAGAAATAATGGTACTATATCCTCTATTAAATGTAGGTGGCTATATGATTTTAGACGACTACAATGGTTGGCGTGGGTGTAAAAAAGCCTTTCATGAGGTGTTTGGTGACACTCAGGAGATACATACTATTGATAGAACCGCAGTATATGTTAGGAAGACTAAAGCATGAATAAAGTATTTGTAGGATATGACCCCAGAGAAGATATAGCATACCAAGTATGTAAACACAGTATTGAAACGCAATGCAAGAATGTAAGTGTACACCCACTTAAACAAAGTGAATTACGAAGTGCAGGTTGGTACAAGCGACCTGAAGATAAACTAGCAAGTACTGAATTTACATTTACAAGATTCCTAGTACCAGAGCTTACTAACTTTAAAGGTTGGGCATTGTTTATGGATTGCGACATGATCTTGCAAACAGATATACAAGAATTATTTGATCAAGCAGACGACAAGTATGCTGTTATGTGTGTTAAACACGAGTACGAAGTACACGAAGGCATTAAAATGGACGGACAAAAACAAACAGTTTATCCACGTAAGAATTGGTCAAGTGTAATGCTGTTCAACTGCGGACATCCACAAAACGCTAGACTTACACAAGACATGATAAACGATAAAGAATTAAACGGAGCATATTTCCACAGATTTAGTTGGCTTGAAGATGACACAGTACTCGGCGAATTAGATCACACATGGAACTATCTAGTAGGTGTGTATAATGATATTGAAAAGCCTAAACTTATTCATTATACAGAAGGTGGTCCTTGGTTTGAAAATTATAGAGATTGTGAATTTGCTCAAGAATGGAAAGACAATTTATATCAAATGATGGAAAGATAATATGAGTGAAAACAATACAGGCGAATGGGATACCAGAGTGATTAGACCACATTTAAAAGAAATGATCGATAGGATCTTACACAGCGTTGCAGTAGGCGAACAAAGATTTGCAGTAGAAGCAGTTTCAGAAGTTTTTCAAGAAGTAAAAAATCCTCCAGTAATATGTGTAGACAGCGGAATTAAAAAAGTAGAAAAGAAAGTTAAAGGTTCATTTGGACTTATTGATTCTTTTGTAATGGGTATGGCACTAGGTAGTGGAGGCAAGTACATTCGTGCTGACGATGTTGACTGGGACGATGATACTCCATTGTTAGTTAGAGGACTTGGTAAACAAAAACTAATCAAGATGTGTATTGAACGTGGTAGAGACTTTTACTTTATGGACACAGGATATGTGGGCAACAATCCAAGTACACGTAACCCTAACGGTAAAAAGACTTATCATAGAATTGTAAAAAATGCATTACAAAACTTGCACATGCCTGATAGAGAGCAACCAACATCAGACAAATGGTATGGTGGCGGACGTTGGAATTCATTAGCTATTCCATTTAAAGATATTACACCAGGACGTAAAATATTAGTAGTACCACCAAGTGAAAAGGTAATGAAATACTTTGGTGAAGACTTAGACAAATGGATTGAACAAACTATTGCTACTATTAGAAAGAACACATCAAGACCTGTACAGCTACGTAAGAAGCCAAGCAGAGAAGATCGTGTTAGTGTTAATACAATGGAACAAGCACTTGCAGATGATGTTCATTGTTTAGTAACATACAACAGTATTGCCGCACTTGAAGCAATGATATACGGTAAACCAGCTGTAGTGCTAGGACCAAATTGTGCTCAAGATGTTTGCGAAACTAGTTTAAAAAGAATTGAATTTGCTGAGCATCCAGGGAGGAAACAGTTAACTTATTTGTGTAGATATCTAGCTAATAACCAATTTACATATGACGAAATGTTAAGTGGTTACGCCTGGAGCATAGTAAAATGAGAGTCATAGGCTATACCAAAGTTATACCACCTGGGAACAAAGGTAAGTTGCCTAAGCCAGGCAGACCAATTAAACCCAATCACAAATTGGACATTATCAAAAATTTTATATCAGGAGTCAGGGTGTCGGGTGACAATGGGCTGGTATATGATGGATTTGATACAATGCAATGTGATGTAGCTGTTATGCAAGGCTTTATGCACGAAGACAGTCAAGCAGTACCACACATTAACTTACGCAGAAGTATTGCAAGTAACACAGCTAA